ACAGAGATCATGAGATATAAGTTGATCACTCTTCCAAGAGGTACAGCTAAAATCCCAGTTCTTGATCTAGGATATACTTCAATCACTATTAAGCAAGGAGCTTCTCTAGCAATCACTCCTCAGACACTCAACTACCTTGGAGCTACTTCAACATTTGAACAGTCTGGCTACACTGCTACTATCGGAGACGTTAGAACTATGGCATCTTTCAACGGTGTAGGTATCAATACTCCAGAAGCAACTAGCTTGAACAGCACAACAACTATAGGAACTAATGTAAGTAAGACAGTTATCGGAACAACTATCAACCTAACTGCTACTACTGTTAATACTCTATTTGGTAATAACACATCCTTATTTACAACGTTAGTAGTAACAGGTCGTGACTCTGGTGCTAGAATTTCTATTCCTGTAACAATCACAAAAGTAAACTAATTAATATATGTCATTTACTAGATTAGATCCAACAGATTTTGTAGTATCCTCAGATTCGGTTACAGCACCGGCATGGAGTAATAACACAACTATTCTATCTTCTTTCTTTACAGCTTCGGCTGCTAATACGGGAAGTTATTATGTAGATGTATATAATACATTTGTAACTTCGACTACGTCTTCTATTCAATTCTCCGTAGCTTATGGACACTCACTAGGATCTGGTTCAGCTCCTTTGAATCCACTAGTTCTACAAAATACACCAAGCAGAATTACTTTTGGTCAATATAGAAACTTGATCTACGGAGATGCTGAATCTGCTGTAAACTTTGGACCAGGAAATACGGCGTCAATTAACTTGATTGCTGTGCCAGTAGATAGAAACAGATATAAAGAGAGTTTATTCCCAGGAACTTGGAACTTATACTTATCTGGTTCAGGTGGTATTGTTAAACTAACTGATAACTCTAACGATGTTACTACAGTCACTTATGTAGACGGTGGACGTGTTTTCTACATTGTATCAGGATCTAATGGTAGTGCGGCTTCCGCTCCTTTAATTACTGGGGCTTCTCAAAGAGGCTTTACTGTATCAGGTAGCTACGGTCTATTCTTACCAGATCTTGGACTATTTGTTCTAAACCCACTAGCTTTGACTATTAATCAAGCTGGTGGTGGTATTGGTTTGTCGCTCTCTTCTGCTGCTACAACAAATGCCGCTTCTTTGAATCATACTAATATAGTTAACTCGATCATTCAAGGAGCTTACTTCCAATTAAATTCACAAGAGACGATATCTTCTGATTATGTATTTGTAAGAATTAAGAATCAAGATTATAACTACACAACTAACCCATCATTTATCACAGGTTCAGGAACATTGATCTACTCAAACTTTATCAATAGTCCTCAAACATTCCCAACAACAGTTGGTTTGTATAATGATAATAACGAGTTGTTAGCCGTAGCTAAAATGTCTAAACCTCTTACAAAAGACTTCACTAAAGAAGCTCTAATAAGAGTTAAATTAGATTGGTAATATATAAAAAATGAGTAGGGCCTCAAATACACTGAAGACTTCAGATGTAACCTCTGTACCTATACAAGTAAAATACTTTGCTAGTTATAATACAGTGAGCCCAGCTCCTTTATGGTCTACTTCAGGTATTACTTACAAAAGAGGTCTTAACTATACAGGTTCATATTTTTATCAGATACCTGCTGCGTCTACATCATCTTATTTGAATTATAAGTCTGTAGAACAACTATACTATTCTAACTACATATCAGGATCTGTTCCACCGTCTGCTTCTTATGGAGATAATTGGCTACAATCAACTGCTGCGTCAGGAACATTCGATGATGACTTTAGATATTTTCCAACAGCTTCAGATGCTAGTGTTTGGGTTGTAAGTATACCAAGATCAGTATATGGTCAACAAATAGCTAGAAATAGTTTTTATATGTCTGGCTCTACCGTTGATGGTATGCAAGTAAGAGATTGGCAAATTATCGACGATGGAAATGGTAATTTAATAGAAGTTAATTCCGGAACTGTTATTAATGAGAGAGTAGGTAATTTATTTTGTGCTCAAGGAATGGCAGTGATAACTTCACAAGCGCCAGAATTTGGTGCACTAATGTTTGAAGGATCTTATAACACCCAGCTTGATTTGACTGCAGAACTAACTATGTATCAAAATGAAGTTAGATGTCTTGTAAATGAAAACGATTTTAACTACACATTGAATCCTAGTGCAATACAATCAGGCACATCAGGATCATATATTAATGCAATAACAGGATCAGACTTCGATCCATATTCAACTACAATAGGTTTATACAACGATGTAAATGAATTACTAGTTGTAGGAAAACTATCTAGACCATACAGAATGCCACCTAATACAGACATGACGTTTATAGTAAGGTGGGACTCCTAAAATAAAGACAAATGAGTTATAAAAAGTGGTTATATGAAAATAAAGAGTTAAAGACTCTAGAGGACTTTCCATCAGACACTTTTGGGTTTGTATACAAGATCACTAATATATGTGATGGCCGTTTCTATATTGGTAGAAAGGTCTTGTACAATAATGTGACCAAGATATTGACCAAGAAGGAGATCGCGGAATGGATCAAACCTGGGCGCGTGCCAAAGAAGCGTAAGATACAAAAAGAATCAGACTGGGAATCTTATTGGGGAAGTAGTAAGTTAATCAAGCAAGACTTGAAAGATCTAGGTGAAGACTGCTTTACTAGAGAGATATTGACACTCTGCAAAAGTAAGAAACAACTAAGCTACTACGAAGTATATTGGCAAATGCATTATAAAGTGCTTCAAATAGAATCATACAACGATAATATACAAGGAAGATTCTACAGAAAGGATCTATAATAAAAAAGCCCCGAACAATTAAGTCGAGGCTAATTTATGCATGGGATTAACAAGGGTTATTTTTTAGGTAGTACTCCTAGCTTAGCCGAAGCTGTTGCTAATACTCCTTCTAATTTGTCTAAGTGTTTAGCGGCTACATTAAGTACACGCATCCAGTCTTGATTATCACTATCACTTGCTGCGGCGTATATGTTTGACATTTCGTCACGAAGCGCTTCAAACTTATCACCTAGGCTATTGAAAACATCGATCTCTTGTTCTTGCATTTCAACACCAGATGAAGATACAGTTACCTCTTCTTCAACAGGTTCACCAATCTCTTGGTCTGCACCATAAGCGGCATTGTCTGCGGCTGTAACATTATCACCATCTTCTTTAAGAAGAGGATTGTTAGCAGTATATTGTTTAAAATTAAATGACATTGTCTTCAATATAATTTGCCATATCTCTTAAAAATTGAACAGCATCTTCTTTCTCATAGCCGTCATCGATCATTTGATTGGCTATATTAACTACTTGCTGTCCAAACAAATCCATAGCGCGATCAAACTTCTCTTGTTCTGCACCAACTTCTTCTTCTACAGGAGCTTCTTGTTCAAAATCACTACCCATACCATCAAGGTGTGGTTCAGGCCCTTTATAAGGCACTTCAGTGTCTAGTTGCTCTTCTGATTCTTCTTTCAAAGGATTCAGATCAACATAAGGTTGGAACATACTAAATGAACCTTGATAGTTTTCTCTTAGGTATTTAGCAATATTAAAGTCTTTCATTATAGTAAATTTATACACTAATAAATATCGATCTTACTTAAATAAACCTTTTAGACTTTTCCATAGTAGCATTATAGGAGCCACAACAATAATAGACAGAAAACTGCTAAATAAGAATATGACTGCCAAACATGCTAATATGGCAAACATATAAGCGGCTACTTGCATTCCTAGACTAGGATTGAATGGAACCATGGCCAGTCCTATAAGCATAAGAGCTAGAATGACACCTGCTACATAGACAATTTTCTCAATAAATTTAACTACTAAGAAACATATAGTAAGAGACATAATTATTAATCCAAAGTATAACATAACGTTTTCGTTTTTCGCAAAGGGGCCCTATTTTGCTATATTTACAAATTTATTTACCGAAGTCCTTAGGAGTCACAGTAAGTTGATCCCCTAGTTCTTTGATCAATTCAATCGCAGTATTGGAGTCAATTTCAAAGCCTTCACGTTTAGGGTTTACACGGTAGCCAAGTGATTCTAGCTT